GTTCTGGCGGAATGAACGCTTTGTTAGTATCTTCAAAACGACCAGACTCGATAGTATCCATCCAGATGGTCCAATCGGCTTTGAAGTTGTTACGCATTTCAACCAAGGGTGCAACAAAATCACATATAACATATTCGCCACCGGCCTCCATACTGAATTGGAACATACGAATACTTTGACGAATACGTCCTTCGTTACTAAAGTCCCAGTCATTGTACTTGCGGCGAATGTCGTCGGCATTGAACCAAGTTACTCGAGCATTAAATCCGCCGATAGGTAAACTTTCCATTTGAGTATTACTCATTTCTCCATGTTCTTCCAAGTACCGTTTAAGAGCACCGGCCAAGGTAGTTTTACCAGCGCCCGGCAAGCCCATGATTAAAATTCGTTGTGACATAATGTTAAACCTTATATGGAGATTTGCTTCTTAATACACGTAAAAAATCACGTGTGCGATCAGTAACTACTCCGGTAATTTGTAGAGTAATTCTAGGGCTATGTCCAGCATTGGCTGTGGCGTGTGGTAAGTTGCGCCAGTCAAAGGTGGTAACATTGCCGGCATGCCAGCCCGAGTGCATGTAGTTTCCGTAGCTAAAGAAATGTCCTGGTTCCCAATCGTTAAGTGCAATCATGACTCGTATAACTTTGGCAGGATCTTCAGGATGCCATTTTTCTAACTTGTCCAAGTGTAGATTCCATACTTGCCCTGGCCGTTGCACATGTAAGCGCATTTTGCAGTTGTCCATGCCAAACCACACAGCAATTTTATCAAATGTTTTGGGCACTTCCCAAGTTAGGTCACTTACAATATGATCCTTACCGTAACCAAACTGCTCCAGGTCGTAGTCTTCTTGATCATATTCTTCGCCTGGGCGTTCGTTGCCTTGTTTACCACGAGTACGCCAAGTCTTGGGTTTAGCTAACTCTATAATAGTATCGAGTTCTTCTTTCCAAAAAGGATCAATGTTACCTAATGTAGTAACTTTATCTTGATCTGGATCAAATTTAAAGTTATCAAAGTGATAGCCACTGTGTTGTTTAGTTAATTCCCAACTGCTTTGTTCTGTTGTCATAATACCTTTACCCTTATTTTATTGTCAGCATAGTTTTGATAATACTCTGTTGGAGGCGGTGTTATACCCAATTGATCACACAAGCCACGATTGTCATACACAAAACTAGCATGGTCCCAATGCGCCCGCATGTCTGCATTTTGCCTTTTGATTTCTACTGCCATTTGACGTAAATCTTTATAATACTTATTGTACGTGGGATAGGTAATGTTAAAATGTCCACACTTGACCCACCATCCTAAGCTGGCATCGTCGCCTCGATGTACCAGCACAATGGGACATTCTGGCCAAGTAGATTTAATAAAATCTAAATGATGGCAGAACACATGACTTTTAATAATGCGTATACCTTGACCGGAAAATGGACGGTCGAACTCTGCTTCACATTCAGCTTTAGTGTATTGGTCTATATTATCAAACCAATCACCAAACTCCATTCCGGGATCAAAGTATGCGCCCATGTGCATGAGTTCTAGTGTACCCGGCGCATCGTGATAGTATTCACGTTCTGCGCTGGCATCTGTACGATCTATGTTGGGACTAAAGTAAATGTTCTTGCTTACACTACTCCATTTTGAACCTGGCGCACCGGCCATAAAAATATATTTCATTTGGTTCTTGGTCCAGGCATCTTTGCCACATACGGTTGCCATTGTGCTCGTAGTTGTTCCATGTCTTTACGAACTTTTTCAGGACCTATTGCGTTAGGATCAATAAAGATCATATTTTCATCGGCCCATTTTTTGTATTCGGGTGTGCGCAGGGCTGGCACAAAATTATCAACATACCATTTGACAACATCGGGCGGTGCTCCTTTGGGCAATACAATATTCCAGCAGGCACTAACATTCAGGCCCGGTACATAATCTTTCATCAATGGGGTATCTGGAAAAGCCGCCAATTTTTGTTCGCCAGCAATGCCTATAATTTTAATTTTACCTGTTGGCAACAGGGTATTTGCTACTGCGGTTGGGACAATGGCCATTTCGACCACTCCGGCTGCAGCATCAGTTACTGCGGGCAGTGGTCCTTTATATGGAATATTTTGTGCAAAATTACGATCAGCACCGGTTTTATCTATCAGGTACTCCAGTGCTAGTTGATGTCCAGCACCGCCGGTTCCAAAGTTAACTGGTCGAGTCTTGACAGCTTTAATTAAATCTGGTACGGTGTTGATTGGACTTTTAATATTGGCCACAAACGCCAGCGGACTCTTACCAATGTTGGTGATTAAAGTTAACTCCATGGGTTTAAATTTAATAATATCGTTATAGTGTACGTCGCTGGCTACAAAAGTACTTTGGCATGATGCTGCTGCCGCATGATATCCGTTGGCTGGTTGTTCGGCTAAATGGTTGATACCAATTACATTATCGGCACCTGGTTTACTTTCAACAATAAATGTGGCCTTTCCGGCTCGCTCAATAATACTACTAACTGCTCTAAAACTCATTTCGTTTCCAGCACCGGGTGCAACTGGGCTGATAACTGTAATAGGTTTGGTTGGTTCCCAGGCAATGGCCAATGTTGGAACCATAAGAATGGCTAGTAATAATTTTTTCATAGTATGTCCTTTGTGTAAATAGTTATAGAAAATTGCAAAGAGAGGTAAAATTTTTAATCTCTTTATAAATTTATTTACCCCAATAGGAAATTTTTAATGAATACCAAAATTTTTAAACTGATTACAGAAAATTTAACAGAAGCCTTTAATTTACCCAAATATCAAGATATCGTTGTCAACCAAGATACAGTAGTAGATCAATTGCCATGGACTCCGGCTCGATACAAGAAATTTAAGGATGCAGTTTGGCACGAGCTACAACTAACATCAGACTATATCGGCACAGTAAAATCTATTGTTGCGGAACTTAGCGAAGCATATACACATAGATTCTTTGCTGAAATTTGGAAACCACGCACTGGCGAATACGATCACTCTGGGTGGGCCTTAGCAGAAGAGATTTCTAAACAAGATCCTAAAAATGTATTGGATGTAGGCTGTGGATATCATCCATTCAAAGGACGCATTCCTAATCTAATTGGCATTGATCCTTATAACGATTGTGCCGACTACGAAGTTGATATTTTAGAATACAAGGTCAAGCCAGAAAGCCACGATCATATTATTGCACTAGGATCAATTAACTTTAATAGTAAAGACGAAATTGAAGAACGCTTCGCTCACTGTGTTAGTTTGTTACAAACGGGTGGCAAGTTCTATCTAAGAGCCAATCCAGGCCTTCCGCACAAGACTGGTCCTTATGTAGATATTTTTCCGTGGTCTTTTGAAGTTGTAAACGAATTTGCTGAAAAGTATAATCTTAAATTATTAGAGTTTAAGAAAGAACCTACCGAACTTGGGCGGTTATACTTTGTTTATCAAAAACTTTAATTATATAATCAGCGGCAGCACGATGTGCTTCCTCTAAAGGATGCGTGGCGGTACTAATTGGATAACCCTTTTTCTTACCCCACTCTAAAAAGTTTTGTCCATCAAAGCAAGTCATGTGCGGGCGAATATAATTTTGTAAATCTAATACTGCTGGGCTAACATGCCACTGAGTATTAAACATAAGCTCGTCCATGTAGGTCATTATAAATGGTAAGTTTTTTGACTTTAATACATCAATTGCTGTTCGTATAGATATTAATGTGTTAAGTTTATCTTGATATTCAGAATGTAAATCTTGATAATAAGTTTTGGCTACGGATGTATCGTCGGCAGGCATTATAGTTTTCCACCCAGTACCCCAGCCTGACCCAGATTTACCATTATCAGCCGGCCATTTATCTGCAGTTTTGCTAACATAATCAAACCGATCAATCCAGGTCCACCCAATGATATACAATGACGGTTCGGTATTAACTGCCTGATTTAATATCTGTTCCATAATTTGTAAATTGCCGCTACCAGGCCTGGCGTAGGTTTGGTAATTATATCCAAGATGTTTAGCGAGAAGTGCCGGCCAGGTAAGCCGACTGCCGGTAGTATACAAATTACTGAGGCCATCATCGGAGAGTTCGCTACCAAATATAAAACTGCAACCAAAACTTTTAATATCCATAGGATATTATATACCTAGTTTGTTGTTACGGGACTAAAGAATTCCAGCGGCGGATTGAATTGCTTGTAGATCCTTGTCTTTAGGATCATAAATGCGTTTGGTTTCCATACCAGCGGCAATACGCAGTTCGTTGAGTTCTTCGTCGTACTTTTCACGATACGCTTTGGGACTTAATGGAACCACCCGGTCAAACTCATCACGGCTAAATGGAACTTCTTTACCGCGATAGTGCATAGTCCAGTCGTTTTTGTTGAATTCTGTCAAGGTACCTAGATCATCGATTAACGTTTCTACATGAGCACCTGCTGTACTACGACGGCGAATTTCAACATAAACTAAGTAACGATTGGGTTTAATTTCTCCTGGACTACGGTCAGCATCAATCACAAAATCATAACCTTTTTCAAACCAGTTCATTAGATCTTTAGCCGCTGTTTCGTCACGCACAAAAAAACTTATAACAATAATATCGTCATCGTCACCCATCTTGGAACTAAATTCGTCAACGTGGACTGTGGGCTTCATTAAGCCTTCCATGTCCTTATAGTTCAAGGCTTCAAATAACGGGTTGTTCAAGGGATTGTTGGGCATTGTCGGCAATCTGTTCACTTTGGTATTCTTCTTGATCTAGATCTTGCTCGTAAGCTGCATCTAAGTCGGCTAGGTCAATATCTTCATCTTCTAATTCTACTGAACCGGTACGGATATCACTCATCAAGGCCTTGGGCATGGTAATTTCTACTAACCATACTCGTTGCTCCATAATTTTTGCTTTGTGCGTACCGAGTTTGTAATCACTAGGGTTACTAATTTTCATTGGTATTTCCATGGTAATTTTTTTGTATTTGACCTTACAGTCAAATGGCAATAATCTACGTCCACCGCGTGGGTCTGGCATGAGTTTTTCTGGCCACATGAATATGCAACTTACTGTATATTTGTTAATAACCGGACCCTGCACAAGTTCACCAATGATCCAATTTTTAAAAGCATATAAATCTAGCTCATCTAATACACGCTCAAAATCCAACAGGGTCATTAATGACCCCTCTGACATATAAATGTTCTTAATATTGTCGGCTACTTGCCAGTAGTCAGAACCGTCTTTAAATATGGGTTGGTCGAATTTGTCGCTCATGATATTATTTATGGTGAATTAGATATAGTGAATAGTTTGAAGATTTACAGTGCAGTTTAATACTTACCTTTGGTAATACAATTATCAACACCTATAGAACTTGTGTAAATTCCACCTAAATACTTGGGACAGTATGGTGCTGTCAGTTTTATTAACTATACTACGGAGTTTTAATGAGTAGAAAAACAGCAGTAAAACAACAAAAACGTCAAATGACAAACCAAGAAAACACCATAAAGTTCGATCAAGCAAAACCAGTAAAACAGCGTCCTATTGATATTGTGCCACGCACAAGGAATCAAGAACGCTTGGTATTGGCATTGCAAGATGCAGATCAACACATTGTGGTAACAGCAGGGCCGGCAGGGACAGGCAAAACCTATCTAGCTATGTTGGCCGCGGTCAAGGCATTTAGAGAAGGAGAAGTAGATCGCATTGTACTAACCAGACCAGCAGTAGGAGTAGAGGATGAGAAACATGGTTTCTTGCCTGGCGACTTAAATCAAAAGATGGATCCGTGGGTACGGCCATTAACAGACATTCTTCGCGAGTATTATCGTCAACCTGATATAGCCGCTATGATCGCCGATCAAGTGATCGAAATTGCGCCTTTGGCCTTTATGCGTGGGCGAACGTTCAAGGGTTGTTTCATTATTGCAGACGAAATGCAAAATGCTACACCCAATCAAGTAAAAATGCTAATGACCCGTATTGGCGAAGGCAGTAAAATAGTAATCACGGGCGACGTAGAACAGGCGGATCGCAACCGCGGCAATAACGGTCTCTTAGACCTATGCCAAAGACTGCAGGAAGGGGGTGTAAAGGGTATAGCTGTATGCGGATTAGATAATCGCGACATACAGCGGCACAAGATTATTGATTCTGTGCTTAACCTTTATGCTGACTGACCAGTTATTACTTCGTAAATGTGCTTCCAGTTTTTTACGATAGTGACATGTTCATGATAGTAGTGCATGTTGTGGCCGTGTTCCAGGAGCAGACATTTTAATCCTGCCTTGTAACCGGCCTCAGCATTCTCAATCTTGTCCTCCACCCAAAATAATCCAGTGCCTTCGTATTCTTCAAGAGCCTCGTCTTTGGGTGCACCGGTATCTAAGCACACAATTCTTTCAAACGCATCACCAAACATCTTGTGAATATTCATCTCACGCAGTTTCTGAGCATTAGGATCTAAACTTAAACTAGTTATAGCATGGAAACGATATCCATGTTCTTCGTGTAAGCGTTTGATATAGTACATGGCATCACGTTGTGCCGGCAAGAATCCTATTGCGGCACTTTCGTTAAAGATACGTATGAGTTTTACAACCTGTTCTCTTGGAATGCCGTAGCGTATGCTCATGTCATAGTTGAGTTTGCTTCCAGCTATTTCTTCAAATCCATGTTCTTGCATCCAAACATTAAAGGCCCATTCCCAGTCAAGGCACACGCCATCACAGTCAGTTAGGATAAGATTTTTTCTGTTTTTATATTTCGATTTCATAGTACTATTATACTACGAAATGCGATAGATGTCAAGTTAGATTAGTGCTTACTAACTTTGTGGCATCTCTGCTTTAATTTCGATAGGGTGCCCGTTTTCTTCAAACAGGCGTTCCATGATCGTAGTATAGAATTGATAATAATAACTCACAATTCGATCCCAATCTTTGGGTATGCTGGTGTCGTGCATTCTAGCCGTTAGCACTTTTTGTTCTTTGAAATCAAGAATCACGTTGGCAGTTTGCCAATCTTTACGACGTATTTTGTTGGCCACTGTCATTGCTTCGTCAATTTTGCCATTGGCCTGAGTGTAGTAGGTTAGTATGAGATATCGCATCAGTAGTCTTTTTGGTATTTGGTAATTATTTGATTATACGTTGTTATGTCTCGGGCCTTGGGGGCGCAGAGGCCACAATAACAAGTTGGTTTTTTACATTGTATTACCGATAACGTTTTAGTTTCAAGTTGTTCGACTAAGGTATTCAATATCTCAGAGGTGTTAGAAAGATTGCCAATAGGCCCAATTTCACCGTTAAAATTCATTTTACAATCTTTGTTAACATATACTTCTCCGTTGACTTGCTTGATATATAAAAAAAACCAGTTAACACTACAGTACCACCCAGTGAATTTATTATCCATTACATAGAACTTTCGCTCTTGATAATTTTGATCCTGACAAGTTTGTCGTCCACCACAGCAAGCTCTGCCAGTATCACTCAAGTTAAGTTTTATTTCATTATCGGCTGTAATTTTATCAGAAGTGCCATAGGTTTTAGATTGATGCAAGTTATTAAACCATTGTACTTGCTTTTGATTATAATTATTTCTTTTACTAGTTAAATCATCAAGTTGTCTAGGCAATAATTTAATATTATTATCGGCCAGCCATTCAATCATCAGTTCAGCGTCAGCAAAATATTCTTCTATATCATACATTAATACGATGCATTTTAATCGAATTCCAGCGGCCTGTATAGTCAACAGGTTATCTTTGAATTGTTGTTTTTGTTTTACAGTAGTTTCAGTATGATAGCTAGTGGTAAATTCATCAATGTACGGCATAATATTGAGTAATTTTTTAGAAGAAATAATCGCATTGGTAGTAGTAGTTACAGTCAACTGCCACCGATCTTTGTAGGGATAATATTGATTACGTACTTCACTTAATATTTTAACAATATCTGGATGATATAGAGATTCTCCGCCGTAGATATTTAATATTACAGTTTTTAATCCCTTAGGTTTATATTTCATGTATTGGTCAACATACTCAAACATAAAATTAAGAGTTTTTAAACATTCGGCAAGTGGCGGATGTTTTGTTGAATTATCATGTCCACCGTGTAGTTCTTGTAGACAATAGCTACAATCCAAATTACACTTCATAGTTAATTCCCAGTCTAATAGGAAACTAATACGATTATTAGGATCTATTGCTGGCTCAAGAACATCAAATGACGGCATTATAAATTAGTTAATTCTGATATTGTTGCACTTAGATTAATTTCTTGGTCGGCCACCAGCGGCATATTGGCCATGCCATTGCGTATGATAATAATTGCTTGATCCTGTCGCGCCACATCTTTAGACCATAAATCTAAGTTATCGTACATCCAACGAAATATATCTTCGGCTTCCTCAGGAGTACTCTGTTGACATATCAAGGTTCGTCCTTCACGAAGTTTTCCCTGTTTGAACAACTGTACCGCGTCGAGCTTCCAATCGCCAACTGATTTGTCTGTAGCACCTGGTGCTGCAAGAGTACCACCAGTGCTATTTTGCTGTACAAGATTTAAGCATTTGCGTAAATCAGGATAAGTGGCTTTGACATAGGTATCTAACGTGTCAATATCAAACTCTATATTTTCTGTAACCAATACCGTGGCTACACGAGCTGTAAATTCAGTATGGTCGGTTTTAGGAATGTGTATTTGTTGACAACGACTATGTATTGGTGGTAATATTTTATTAGGATAGTTGCAAGTTAAAATAAATCTTACACTATGACTATAGTCTTCCATGAGATTACGTAAGGCTGGTTGAACACTATTTGGATTCATATAATCGGCTTCGTCAATTAGTACAACCTTGAACTTACTGAATGGCATGGTTTGACAAAAGCTAATTAGCTTGTCTACCCACTCGACTTTGCGAGCTTCTTTACTACCATTAGCAAACATAACATCGTACTCGTCAATTTTTAATTCGTTTATTAACATTTTTGCCAAGGTCGTTTTACCGGTTCCGGGACCTCCGCTGAATAATAGGTGTGGAATGCTACCGTCTCGGATCCACGACATAACTTGATCACGTTGTGCTTGATCTACAAATACATATCCATCTACGGTGTTTGGACGATATTTTTCTACCCAAAGTTCTTTCATACTAATTCTTCCCAAATACCTAAGATTTCTGCTGCTATGAACAGTACGCCAGATGCTAAGAAGTTACCAACGGCTAGGTTGCCGCCTGCTACAATTCTAAGTCCGCTTTTTACTAGACTTATGTTTCTGTGTTTTACTGGATCCGGGTGATTCATTTTTACCTTTAAAAAAATTTATAAGTTTGTTGATGATAGTTAATTGTAACACAGGTGGAAGGTGTGGACAACGACCTTGTCGCCAATCGCAGACGGCTGCCGGTATTTGTCTACAAATACTGCATTTTGGTGTTTTTTTGATAACCACGATCAGGACTGTTTTTGAATATGTACTGCATCACTCATGGTGTCGTCTTGTGGGCGTGTTTCACTGTCACTTACCAATAAAATATCCTCAGGATCAATTTTACGAATAGTACGTTTGGTAATGCTTTCCCCATCTTCAATGTCTACACCTCGAGTCCAACGACCGTGCGCCACACATATCCATTGCCCAACTCGAACATCTTGCTGATCTTTGCCCACGGCATACACACGGCCCCAGCGAGGACGAATGCCCAAACTAGTACCATTATCGTTGGGCAAAATTAACCCACTTTGTGTAATGCGGGTATCAAACTCCATGTCTGATACTAGTACATCTTTTTTAAGAGCTCGTAATTTTTCTCTAGGGATACGATGTGGTGCAAATGCTAATTTTACTTCGATCATATGTTCCTTTTAAATTTTTCTAATAGGTTGTTCTTGTGCCCGTTCTCTGGGAGTTTTTTCTTTTTCTTGTTTGATTAGTCTGCTTCTAGCAATTGCCGCGGCTAAGCCTCCGCCTTGCGGCAACAAGTCAGATTCGTCAACTGGAGTCGGCTCGGTTATTACTGGCTCGGATCTACTAGTCGCTGGTAAAAATTCTTCAAAAAAATCAGGTTCTTCAGTGACTAAATTTTTTGCCTCGGCAGTTGATTGTTTAGCTGCGCGAGTGCTGGTTTGAACTGGTGCAGAATTAGAAACATTGGTTGTTCGTTGATATTGACGTTGTACTTGACGATTTTTTTGATCAATTACACGATTGTTACCGTCAAGCCGGTCTCCACGGGCATTGACATTCATATTGCCCACAGCTCTTACACCTTCATTTTGTAAAATGAGCGAGCCAAGATCAACTGCCTTGCCCATGGCCGACTTGTATACTTTGCGTGTCATAGTTATTCCTCTGAATTATATGTGTATTTAACGGAGAAACTCTTCGGGCTCTAAATTATAAAACATTGAGTCAATTCTGTGTACTCCTAGTTTATATAATACATAACTGGCCACACTACTTCCTCTTCCTACTCCCCAAATTACTTGATTTTCTGTCATTATATCAACCAGATATTTTAAATAGCGCAACAAGTTAAACAAGTCTCGCTCTTGATACAATAACAATTCTTGCCCTACTCGTTGTAGTTCTGCTTCGGTATTACATAATCCTAAAATATATTCAGCAATGTCTAAATGTTTGTACTCTTCGGGCATGTGCCAACGAGCTTGTGCTCTCTGATCAAACACTGTCATAATAACTGTAGGATCTTCTACGTGTTTAATGAACTCGGGCATACGATCAACAAAATCAACCATTTGCTCAATGTTGATAGATCGGTCTACAAGCATGCGATTTAATGATGCAGGATTACGCCCTTGCATTAACAGGTCGCAAACATCCGACTCGTTAAAAACCATTTCGCCTAGGTTATTTTGTTTCATCTTTTCCAAAATCTGCAAACACAATATTACCAGTGGCCTCGGGCGGCTCTTTTGCCGTTTCAGCATCGGGCCACCCTAAATCTAATTCTTTCCATACATTTGATCTTAACAATGACAATACATTATCACTGTCAATTAAGTCGGCGTCACAATGTACCACATCTGCTGTGGTCCACCAGTCTGGAAAAACTAAATTGTCAGTGGTTTCGTGCTCACCGTGTATATAGACCATGTTGTCACCAATGGCACTGGATAATTCTGTTTCAACTATGCTGATGCGTTCTTCCATAATGGCATTTAATTTGGAAAATAGCATGACCCCAATGATTTGATCCACTGGTTCGTTGGGCAAGGTAGTAATCTTCATTCCGGCTGCCAGATAACGTTTACAGGCTTCAACGCAATTACTATTAATAAACACAGTTGAATCCATTTCCTCGGCAATAAAATATTTTAATCGTTCAAAGGCAATGTTGTGATTATCCGCATCTGGAGTATTAGTAATCATATAAGTGCGTAGAAAGTAATTATTCATGATCAACCGATCTTGATAATGTACCGCAGCTGTAAATGATATAGTGTATTGTAAGCGAACGTTCACGATATGTCAATTGCTTCATCAAACGGAGTTTTGCCCGGGCCGTTTAGTCGTTCTTGATATTTGGACTGATAGCTTTCGATTGCCATTCTAATTTGCTCGCAGAGATAACTATTGCCACCGCGATAGGCTATGCCTAATTTTTTGTTAAGCTCGGCAATTTTATCAGTGAGTTGTTGGGTAGTCAACGAGTCTAAATTGGGTATAAGCGGGTGTTCCATACCTTAATTGTATACTACTTTTAGACTGCTGTCAATAGTTTTGGTTAGGCAAATACCGCGGCATTGTTACCAATGCAGTACCAGGCACCCTGAACATACTGCAATGTACAAGCACGGCCGTCGGCACCAAATGTAATTGTACCGCTACCAGAAGTTTTCCAGCCTGCGGTAGCCACAGTAACAACCATATCGCCCACATAACTGGTACAGATCAAGGTTTTAATTTGACCTTCGGCTCCATCAGCCAGGGTAGCAGTTTCGGCACCGGCAGTACTAAAATAACTGACTGTGGTGGCCAGGCTGATAGCACCTGCAGAAGCCAGATCTTGTTGGCTGTTGTTGAATGGTTGTAGTGCTTTGTTGACTTCACTCACGGTAATGGTTGTGCCGCCATTGCTAGTAACAAAATTAAATGCATATGTCCCGGTTGCAGCGAATTCAATCACATTGGTTGTGACATCTAGTCCTTGGATTCCGGTGTTATTCACCGAAACTGCTGCTGGCAGTGTTAGAGTATGAGCAACACTGGCCACGGTAACCTGCACAGTAACAGAATCTTGTGTTCCGGCTGGAGTAAAATTGGTAAACGCCAGGCTAATACTACCAGCGGTGGTTACTGTTTGATATGGTCCGGCGGTATAATTAATACCAACATCACCGCTTAACACACCCAAACTTACCACGGTACCGCTCATGTTTTGCAGTTGAGCATTACTTAAAATACTACCACCCATGTTGTTGTTTAAGGTAGTACCAGTCAAGGCGGCTTTTAATACTGCTTTATTTTGTAGGTCGGTAATTTCAGCAGCTGCATACTGAAAGTTGGTGGAAGTATTAGTGAAATTATCGCGGAAGCCTTGACTGTTATTGTCTTGACCGGCTACGGGATATGCACCATCTATATTGTTCGGGTTAATCTGCGAAGTCATTTTTACTATTCCTTAATTATTTGTATTATTTAGCTGGTTATATAGCTAAAATAAATTATTCCAATATGTTCCGTTTAGGGAACAACAAATATCTATCGTATATTTGTGTATTGGTGTATATGTCTACTGGCACAATAAATTCCACGCTATTACCATCAAATACGGTGGGCGGGCCCGGAACCACATCAAAGGTAGTAGCTTCGGGAGGTGTTGGGATCCACTGCTGTTCTTCACGATTCCAGTTCTTAGTCAACAAGTTATCCAACTCGTAACGATCCACATCAAAGTCCACCAGATTTAACTGATCACCAAATATGGTTTGAATATTATACTTGATTTGTCCTGATTTTCCAGGTTTAGTGTAGGCAATTACCCAGGCTGGTGTAAAACCTAGTACTGATCCGTTGAGTTGTTTACTCAACATCCATTGAGGCAAAACATTACTGATCTGTCCCACCGTGTCAATCACCTGGGTACGCATGTCTACCAAACTGTTGGGATAAACAACATCAACCTCAGTACTATCTCCAGCATTTATTGGGTATGCCAATCTCACTTGTTTGCCGACACTTTTGCCATCGTTATTAATTAGATTATCAATCACACGACTATACACTACCTCGTAAATTATATTACCGTCAACATCCAAGGCCTGTGCTGTTTCGATGCTACCCAAGACTAAATTTTTCCAGTAATGATTAAGTTTTAATGCATCAACATAAGAATCAAGAGTAGCTGCTGTTAACCCATAAGCATGTTGATATACAACTTTGGTAGCTAAGCCAAAATTAGGATCTTGCGGTCGATATAATAGATCTGTAGGAAATATATCATCATTCTGCAGAAGACTATTCAATATTGCACGATCGTTTTGAGGAGGCATAGCCTGTATATAAAGATTATTGTATGGTTCATTGTATCTGCGTATGACTCGAATGGTAAAGGTTTTAAACACGCTGACCACTCCATTAACGCTGTAGGCATTAACTGTAAATGTAAACACCATGTCAAATGTAGTTTCAGTTCCTACACCGGTTGTAGGATTTGAATTAGGGTTGTATACATTTCTACTGCGTACATCAAATGTAGTAGTTCCGCTGTCAAGGGCAAAGGTATTAAAACTAACCCGGCCGGCAATGTCGCCTTCGGGCAATAGTTGTAGACCCTGGGGTAATTGACTGGTGCTGCCGGATTCTAATTGATACTGTAGCGGTATACCACTCTTGTTTACCGCAGCCACATACAAGGTACTGGTGGCGCCATTGTCAATTGATCCCAAGTCGCTGAGGGTAAGCCAGGTAACTTCGGTACTCAAACTGCCCACAATACTTAACGAGTAATAATAAAAATCGCTGATCACGGTTGGGTCACCGGTTTTATACACGCGAATGGCAAAATTATATGTCAACTCGGTTATTCCGAGATCTGGAATGTACCCATAGAGCCACCCGGTGACTGGATCTAAGGTCAGTCCGGGCGGGAGTGTAAATCCACCTTGATCGAATCCTTCACCCGGATAATCATAACTGCCGGGTAGAAAATTAATTAGTCCTTGGTCGTATCCAATGGTGCCACCAAGACTAATTGTGTATTCAAATTGGTCTCCGTCAAGATCAATACCATCAAATTTGAATGCGTAGAAATTATCATTGCGTACAGTACCAATACTGCCAGTTGGTGTCAACAAGATTGGTGTACGCTGAGGTGACCCATCTGCTGTGACAAAAGTATTATCTGCTGTGATTTGTGTGTCGTCTGCGGTCAATGCATTACGACTGTACACCAGGATGGTAAAGGTTCTTAAGTTGCTGGTCTTGCCGTCTGTAATTTCTAAAATAAATTGATAATTTACTGTAGAACTTTTGGTTGAAAAATCAAAAGCATATTGGTCATATCCTTGACCGTCGCGACTAAATCCCGCAGCCACTCCAGCATCAGTATTGGGCGCAATGAATCCTGAAATTAATCCAGTGGCCGAAATAGTCAGGCCCGGAGGCAATTGCCCTGCCGTAAGTCGTACTATGACCGTGTCGGCTGGGTCAACATCGGTATATTCTATTTGTAGGTCGGTTACTTGTGTACCGTCAAAGTATGTGCCTACTGAGCCGGCAGGAGTTATAAATTCTGGATTGTTTTGCCCGGTTATTGTGAGGGTAAATGTTCTGTCAGCCAGGCGATTGATTACTGTTACTCCCTGGATGACTTGTGTTGTATAGGCGCGAACAGCAAACTTGCTGGTAACATCGGCACTAACTGGTGCCGGAACACCGTCTACTGTTACAATAGCCTGGGGGACTCCAGCAATTAGGCCGGTATCGTTGACCACTTCTATGCCGGCTGGTAATTGTCCAGCTATTACTTCATAGTATATGGTATCTATATCGGTAGGATCAACGGCCTGTAATGGAACCTCATAAAACACACCTTCCGGTATAGTTCCAAGGCTTCCAGGAGGAGTGATCCAAACAGGTTGTGCCATTTGCTAAATTACCAGGGAGTAGTATCAAACTCTATGCGTTGCCAGATTTCTGTGGTAGCATCATAATCCGCAACACAAACATAAAAATATGTGGTATCGTAAGCATACATGCCGGCACTATCCCCTACTGTACCACTAGGGTCTGTAGGTGGATCAACTTGCACTCGGCTAAAAAGTTCGCTAAAATTAGTGTTACATTTTTGATACGCTGTTCGTATTGGATCGCCCAAGCCATCGTTGGGTGCTGTTCCGACGTTAATTACTAGTTGTGCCATAGATTTGAGTCCTCTAGTGTATTTACCAGATTACTACAGCACAGTTGAGTTGGGTTACTCTGGGCTAAAACTACTACCGCAACCACAGGTGGTTTTGGCTGTTGGATTTTTAATACTAAATGTAGCACCGTACTGATCTTCTTTGTAGTCTACTTCTGCCCCTTGCAGGTACCCGCCACTCGTACTATCTACCAGGATTTTAACACCTGAAATATCCAGGTCCCAATCATCCTCGTTTTGCTCTTCATCCAAGGTAAAACCATATTGCATGCCACTACATCCACCTCCTTGAACAAATACACGGAGTTTCAGTTTAGGGTTGTTTTCTTCAGTGACGATATCGCGGATTTTTGTCACTGCTGCGTCGGTTATTGTGATCATATATTTCCTTTAAAGACGTTCGTTACAAACGTTCCAGTTAATAATTTTCCAGATGTTATCTAGGTATTTTTCCTTGTCATACTGATAATCTAAAGCCCAGACATGTTCCCACCAGTCAACAAGTAAACAGATATCTGTTCTAACTTGATGATTTGGGATGGTTTTAATCGTGCCCGATGTGCTAAGATATACCCAGCCCGATCCCTGGATGGCCATGGCCACCTTTTTAAATTCTGCTTTAAAGTCTTCATAGGTTTTGAAGTTAGTTTCAATTAGTTCAAGTACCGCACCCTTTGGGCGGTTAGCGCCTTTGGGTGCTTGTAATTGTGGAAAGAATTTGTTATGTAAAAACGATCCTGCGCGGTTGAAATCTTTTGTGTAGTTACCGCCCATATTGCTAGTGTCGGCATTGTAGCGTTTGGCATAGCCTTTGGCCAAATGCTCATAATGATATTCAATTGAAGCTGAACTCATGACGGGTTCTAAGGCCTTATGAGTGTAGGGCAAAGGAGTGGTTTCCAGCTTGGCCGGGCGAGTTGTGGCTTCTACTAGATCAATAATTTCACGAATGTTATTAGTCATATTCTTACTTATCTGCGACGGGTAATTCTACCACGTGTTAAGTCGTAAGGACTAAATTCTAGCTCAACGCTATCACCTTCTAAGACTTTTATGTTGTTAGATCGCATTCTACCATTGAGCGTGGCAAGCACAGGCCGTTCAAAGTTCTCTAATTTCACACGGTAGGTAGTATTACGTAGGACTTCTGTAATTACTCCTTCCATTTTGATTGCTTCTTCTTTGCTCAATTTGTTTTGGTTATCTCCATCATTTACTTAGCCGTTTATCGTCGCATTTTACTAATATCTATGGCTTCTTCGTCGCTGAAAACAGGCACAGCATTTGACTTATGCATAGTGCCAATGCCCTTAATCTTAGTACCTGTATATTCATTATCTTTAATTTTAACGCAAGGCACCCACCCTGTGTCCTGACTTTCAACCCGGGGAGTTTCGCGGCCAGGAGGAGTTTTGGGCATAAAGTCTGACATAGTTTTACGTGGGGCATTGTATGGGCCAGTGCTAAATTTGGGTGTGAGTTTTTCAAACTGAATCAATTTACGATCCCATTCAGCTTGTCGTTGTTGGGCTAGTTTTTTGGCTTCTGAGCTGGCCCATTTGCGTGGACCTTTCTTTTTACCAGTTGTACTGAGCCACGGGCCCTCTAAGTGCATTGTCATCGTTGTAAATTCCCCCATGCTAACCATTTATCAACTTCTTCATGATGGATATTTTCAGCAATCATTATCTTCTTAGGAAAGAGATGACCAACAGGCCACTCAAGTCGGAACACTGACCATAAACCAGTATCAATGTTCTGCATGGCGTTGACTTCGCTATCAAATATCATAAAACTATTATAACAAACAATCCATTATTGGTCAATCATCAAAAGTCGGGCAGTTGGTCATGTTTATAATGCCCAATCTTTCGTTGGGTATGCACAACATATTTTGGTAGTCTACAATATAGTAGGAATAGTCCGTGATTGAGTTTAGTGCTTGTTTAATTTCTTTGGCGCCTGTAATAAAGTATTCTACCCAAATGTAAGGTCGGTACTTTTTGATAGCTTTGAGAGCACCTACAAGTGTTGGAATTTCAAATCCTTCGACGTCTAATTTAATAAAGTCTAATCTTGGCAGCATCATGCTATCGACGCTGTCAATGTCAACACTACGAGTACGCATCCAGTAGTGTTCTTCAAACGTATCGTCTACAGATAAACTTACTGTACCAAAGTCGCTGGGCTGACTGTAATCCACCGCAGGAAGGTATGCCTGTGATTGTCGACCATCACCTAGGCCCATGTTATGTAAGAATACATTGTCCAGGCCGTTGAGTGCTAAACTACCACTCAGGGCATTAAACAATTGTCGTTGTGGTTCGAAACTAACAACACGGCCACCTCGTTGTTTGATTCGTTGCGCCACAGGAACTGTAAAGAATCCAATATTAGCTCCACCATCTACTACAACGCAATCATCGGGCAGGGTGTCTATGATAGCAAAAATATTAGCAAGTTCTTCTTCAATGTGAGTGTGCCCAGTCTTGACCAGGGCCTCGGCCTGAAATGTACAGGTCCGAGCCACTATGAACTTGCCATATATAGAATCAAGTACTACAAAGTTGTCGATCTTCAATTATTTAAACAGAATCATGGCCATGACCACGGCCTGCACCATAAATCCTAGACCAATTGTGATGATGTTCAAGGAATCCTTAAGTACTACCGCTCGTCCAAACAAAAGCAACAATCCAGCCCACATAAACAAGATAATATCTAACGGTGGAGCACGATCGCTAAGTCCAGTCAGCAAGGCCAACAAGGTAGGGATAGTGGCGCAGTTAATAACAATTATGGCCAACCATCCTAAGGTCTCGGCACTTACTCGAGGCAAGTAGGTGATGAAAAATTGTTGGATGTTTTTTACATCAAAGTTCTTGATGTTCATATTTTTTTGCCTTCAGAATAAAAGATGTGGCGACCAATTTTAGTAATTTGTGGTTTGCCCCACTGTGGGTTGACATAATCCGCATGATAATACATAGCGGTCTTCATACTGGGTAAACGAAAGTTTTCTAATAGAACTTTCTTGGCCACTTCCTCACTCTCTTTCCAGAGTGCAGAGTAGATGGGTTTGATTGGACTAACTCCGTTACAGGTCCAACTGAATTGACATATTACTTTTTCGTAAACTATATTTTTTTGATAAACCACACCGCAGACACCTTGACCAAAACGTCCAGTTTCTACACGGTTCATAGTTACTTGTGCCACGGCCACTTTGCCTTCAAATGGTTCAGTTGCGGCTTCATAATAAATGTTACGGGTTAAGCAGGCCAACTGCTGTGTGCGATCTGCCGCAGAAATAAATCCTTGACGTGGTGCTTCATTTTCTGCCCGAAGTTCGGCAAGTTTATTAGTGGTTACAGTTCCTACGGCATATACTACACACAGAAAGCCTATAACTTTTAGTGCTCGACTACTCCACTGGTATAATCGATCGTTTTTGATAGTAGTTGTTGTCAACTCATTCTCCTTGCAACCATACTGGGTGCTTCAGCGGAGGTGTCCAAGACGGACGCATTGGCAAGGTTAAAGACAGATAAGACCTCGGGCCTCAATGCCATAATCTCTAAACCCGACTTTGTTTCCGCCCGGTTCATACCATTTGTCAATGAAGAGGATTTCCGATGTCCTCTTTTAATACTGCCAGCTTTACGGCACTGACCAATCCGTTTTGGAACAGATCTTAGATTGTAATCTTCCGCTGTTCGATATACGACAGCCAAGTTGTTTTTTCTGTTCTCACAAATACTTAGTAATGAAAAAATATTCCTGTTAAAAAACCCCAAATTTTGATATGTTTTTACCATAATATATACATATTATAGCAGATTTACATTAAGGTGTCAACGTATATCGATCAAACTCGTCTTTAAGCCACGGAAATGTTAGTTGCCAGTTGGTATTTCGACGTTGGTCCATTTGATTTAAAAAATTAAATAACTTGGTTATTTCCGGAATATTAGGACCTCTACTGGCAGATTGTGTTGCTATGCCCTTTAGATACTGTTTGCTAGACTTTTCTTCCGGAGTGTTATCTGGTTTAAGAGATAAGGATTTTTTAAAATCTTTAACAAATATATCACCAAAAATATCTATAAACATATAACTAGGATCATTTACACTATTTTGATAGTGGTAAACTCGTCGAGTTTGATTCCAAAATTGTATTTTTTCAAGTAGCTCGGGCAATGTTTTTATGGTTAACGGAGTTACGGTTGAGCTTATAATTAAATTTATCCAGCCTTGAGTTACCAAATATTCAAAATTCTTTTCCCAATTTTTTAAATCCAGTGGGTACCTAACATATTCTTGTGGTGCTCCCCAGCAGTCTAGACTAGCAGTAATTTCAAATTCTCTCAATTTATCCTGATCAATTAACTGCTCAACTCTTTTTACTATTTTTTGCAAATGCGACAATTTACAGTCAAGATTGGTAAAAATTTGTAATTTAAGTTCAGGTGCCGGATGTTGGTCAAATATATCCAGACATTGTTCTAATTCACGTTGGTATAATGGCTCACCACCTAGTATGTTAAACACAGTAAGTTGATGTCCATTTATTTTAATCCAATCAAAAATCTTTTGTTTATTCAATTCTATATTTGAACTTTTATTAAATGCCATCTGTCCAAATTTTACATTTTCGGCATTCCATAGACTACTAAAATGTGGGCCGCAATATAAACATTTTAAATTACAAGTATTGTCAAAATAAACTTCTAAAATTCTAGGAGTAACTTGTATCTCTGTTGGATTTTGAGTTAATTCTGGTGGCGCATGTATGCCAGGAAAATCTAAATTAGTCATACGATCACTTTGTCCCCCGGCCACTTCTATATTTTTACAATAGTCACAACCTTTTTTGGGCCATTCACCTTGTAACATTCTTTGTCGATCATTTAATTTGTTAGGAGTATTATGAAAATCAAATACATCGGTATCAAATTTGTGATGATTAGTTCTATGGCAACTGGCTGTTTCTTCTGTGGTTAAAAATATAGTACTCCAGTTCCATTTGAGTTGGCAAGCGGTATTTGTTTGTATTGGAAAGACTCGATTTTTTAATTTAGATGTTTTGAGAAATTGTCCTGGAATGTACCCAAACACATCAATGCATTCACGTTGAACATAGTCGGGTAGTTGATTAAATTCTAATTCTTTATCACACTCGGGCCAACTTGGATCTCGTATTTCGGTATAAAACTCTTGCCAGGTAGTCATGAAGTTTTTTGTAAGGCTTGCCACATGTTGACCTTTTCCGTAAGCTCTGCCTCTAACGCTCGATATTTGTTACCTAATTTCTTTAATTCTTCCCATTCTTTTTCAAGTTGAGTGTTGGGTACTAAAATATTTAAGCGTTCTTCTAATGCTTGTAATGTGTCTACTAAACTTTTACCATTGATATCGATATCAGCGTTGTCGCCCTCAAGATAAATTTTGCCGCTTAACCGATTAGCCGCAGACCAAGTGGCTTCAACAGCATTGTAACCGGCACCTGTGGTATAGATTGGGGCAATAGTTGCACCTGCACTAGTGATAGTTACATTGCTATAGGTAGGAGGTACTGCTCCAACGACTGGATTTAAGGTGATAATATCTTTTTCTTTCGTAGCGTCCATGTACCGTCCTTGTTATCTTCCCACTCTAACATATCGCCTTCTTTCCATGACATGTGTTCACACAGCTCGTCGCCAAGGTCCAACAACATCTCACCTGGGTGGTCTGGATCCTCGACGATTGTTCTAATGAAGCTGTAGCGTGTCATATTACTTGGCAGTAGCGAGTGCTTCTTTCTCTGCAGTAATTTCTTTACGACGTTCCTTAACACCCTTACTCATTTCTTGTAATGCCTTACGAGCACGAGCCGCGGCTGCTTTTACACCTTTGGTTGTGAATTTTTCGTTTTCAGCGATGTAGTTATTAAATGCTTCTACGAGTTGTTCATGAGTTGCCATTCTATTTCCTTTGTTATAAGTGCCATAAGCACCTATTAATTATACACTATAAAGGCGACATGTCAAATATTAATGTGCCGTTTTGCCCAGACATCCCAAATAACTAGATTGTCCCAGCTGTGTGTCCAAGTTACTAGGAATAGACTAAGAGTATTATGATCAAATATATGCATACGATTATCTTCTATTCGAGCCTGTATACTTCGGCTGGTAGTCGACCACTTGTTTAGACGGTTTCGTGCTTCGGGATCTCGCAGGATCACAGTATAAAGGGCTTCCCCTGATTTAAAACTCGGTAATGTCATTAATGTAATGTTTCGTTATCTGGACGTTTAGTATCTCGCGTCTCTTTAACATACTTAGCAAATTCTTGTGTAAGTGCCAACGATTCGGTGTCGTGTAGTGCCGCAACATCGGCCTTTACACCTAGTAAACGCATCATACCACCAACATTGATTTCTTTTATACCATGCGCATACAGCACCAGCATAAGGTCAAACATTAAGAGTTTTACTTGTTGGTCAAGTTCTTCTTCTTCGGTCATGATATAATAATTTATCCCAAAGAAAAAGCCCGGCTATTGTAACCGGGCTACTAGTGTATAGTCGAGACAATACCAGAGGCTAAGCCTCTGATATGTATTAAGCTTCTACTTTAACAGTAGAAACTTTAGCACTGGAGTTAATACCAGATGCTTTGACCTTTACTTCGCCTTTCTTAGCGATCTTGGTTTTTTCTGCCAACTTACCAGCTACTGCATAGCCAGCATCACCAGTGATACCTTGCTCAGTCAAATACTGAAGAGCCTGGAGTTTAGTCATTGGTGTCGGAAGTTCAACCAAGTTAATGTCGGTACAACCATTTTTGTTTAAAATCTTGATACGTGCTACTAAATCATTTGCAAAACGAACTTTGGTGTTGCCGTTTTGTGTCGCTGTACCTGCTACGGTAAAAGTTTTTTCTAAAGTTGCCATTTTGTGTTGCCTTTCTAAGTTGCCTATTAAATTAAAATTTACTGCTATGCTGTTTCTCACAGCATATTCATATTATAGCTGATCGGTGATATCTTGTCAACCGTATTACGAATTTTGGTTAACCGTTTTGTTCAGTTCTTCAACTTGAGCAAGCTCAACTTCTAAACACCAACGGTTATAATCTCTTTGAAACTCCTGGTACTCACCTGCATCCATGTCGTAGTCTGGCGGTACCAACTCATCTGATTGAACGTTTTCGTTAATCATATTAGCCAAATACGCTACGAATGATAACATCACTGCCTTGGAACATGGAACGAACCACATTTTCTGCTTGGAAAGCCTGGCTGGCTTGTATTTGCATGGTACCTTCAGCTAACACTGTGCTAGAGTTTTTTTCGTATGCTGTATAACTTACTTGATATGTATTACTCATTTCCAACTCCTTTTATTAACTATACTACTATTATAACCGAAATATCGTTTCTGGTCAACCTAATTAATCCCAGGACTTTTTATCACCATACTGCTCGTTATAGTCGTATCCGGCCATGTAGGCTTGGATTTCGATTGGGTTTAAATCAGTAACCTTTACACCATTATAACTACCTTCTGGATACCAATGTGGATCACGTGGACGACCATAATAACTATCTGCACTGCCACGGTCAAATAAACTACCGTGAAGTTCACGATCAAACTGTGGGCCCTGGAGTGCTTGTTCAACCCGTTGTATTTCTGTAAATTCTTTTAACATGATTAAACTCCACAAGCGGTTAAGAAACGATTCAAATCAAATCTTGGATTTACTGAACGTGCTACTTGGGCAAATGCTTCTGCGGCAATACGAGCAGACTTGCGGTCTGGCATTTGGCTAATTTCACGTGCCATTGCTACGAAATGTTTTCTTGTCATTTCAACTCCTTATTGTTCACTATAATAATAGTATAACAAATTGGGTATTTCTGGTCAACCTTTTGGGCAAGATGTTAGAGTGTTGTTTTTACACAACAGATACTAGGTTCTTTTTGAATATACGCCAGCATTCAGCCCAGGTCCATTTTTGGCTGGCTTGTTTGATCCGATCGTTGTTTAATGCCAAACAATTGCGAACCGATTGTGCTAGGTTGTTGTCTAGGTATCCAGTAACACCGTTTTTGATAATGTCAATGGGTCCTGCCACCGGATAGGCTGCCACCGGGCAACCTTGTGCTAACGCTTCAATGATAACTACACCAAAGGTATCTGTTACAGACGGAAATACAAACACATCGGCCAGAGCATATTGATCCACTAGTTCTTGACCATGTAGGTATCCTAAGAACTTGGCATTAGGCAACTTACGTTCTAACTCGGTACGATACGGGCCATCACCAACTATGATCAAATCATAGTCTTCCTGGAACTGAATCAAATCGTCTAGTCCTTTTTCTTTTGACACGCGACCCACTGATAATAATCTTGGACGAGTGCGATAAGTGCTTCGAGTAACTTGTGGTTGAATTGTACGATCGGCTCCGCGAGTCCATACCACAAGATTCTTAAATCCACGACTGTCTAAATCTTTACGCATACTTTCTGTAGTAACCAGCACACGCTCACTGTGACGGTGGAACCAACGCATATACCAATAGGTCCAGGTAACAGGAATGCCATACAACTTGTTTAGGAATTCAGGAAACTTGGTATGATAACTGGTGTTATAAGGTATCTTATTACGCTCACACCACCAACGGGCAAACAAGCCTACCGGACCTTCTGTAGCGATGTGAATATAATCCGGCTGTATCGCCTTAATTTTCTTACTGATACCATGCGGCCAGCACAGGCGAACTTCAGGATAACCAGGGCAAGCACAATTAGGGAACTGCCCGGGATCACAATAAACAACACGATACCCGTTACGGCCAGCATGATCTTCCAAGTTTTTGAAAGTTGTGACCACTCCATTGACTTGATCGCGGACATTGTCTGTGATTACAAGGATTGTTTTTGGCATGATGTGGTTATCCGGAAAGAGTCAAACTTTAACCAATATTTTACACTGTGTTGAGCGTGAACGCAGGACGCCTCATTAGCAAATTCAATAGTCATTCTGCCTGGCACGTCTTTTGGATTGTTTATGTTTACCGCTAGTATTATCAACAGCCACATCGTCTGTCTCCTTGGTCCAGGTTACAATTTCCCAGGATCCATTATGATTCTCAACCAGGGCAGTCATACTCTCTACCCAGTCACCGTCGTTCATATATGCTATACCATCTACATCACGAATTTCTGCATGATGTATATGGCCACAAATTACACCATCGTATCCACGTTTACGACAATAAACAACAAGATTCTTTTCAAACTGAAATACAAAGTCTGCGGCTTTTTTAACTCGACCTTTAAGATACTTACTCAAACTCCAGTAGCCAAATCCCATGCGATGACGTAGCCAATTAAATTTGCTATTGAGCCCGAGCACAAAGTCGTAGGCTTTATCTCCAAGGAAAGCCAGCCACGGAGCAAGACGTGTGATGCCATCAAACAAGTCACCATGAGTGACTAGATAGTGTTTAGTGTCTACACCAATGTGTTCTGCTTGATTTACTACTTCGATTAGGCCAAACCCAATGCCCAATGGTATTAATGGGCGAAGAAATTCGTCGTGATTTCCGGCAACATAGACCACACGAGTACCACGTTTTGCATGACCCATGACTCGACGAACTACATTGGTGTGGCTTTGTTTCCATCGCCACTTGTTTTGTTGAATGCGCCAGGCATCTATAATGTCACCTACTAGATACAAGGTTTCGCAGGTATTGTGTTTGAGAAAATTATTAAGTGCCTCGGCCTTACAGTCGCGAGTGCCAAGATGAACATCTGAGATAAAAATTGAACGGTAAGTTTTCTCTGACATACACTATTTACTGCAATGCCAGAGAAAAAAGTATTACACTTTTGTTACACCGTCATGAGCGTCCATTTGGTGTCAAATGGTTTGCCTGCGGCCTTGTGCTTAACAATCTTGGCAAATTCCTTCTTGCGAAGTTCAAGTTGTTTCTTAGCATCGTGGTCGATACAGGCCTTGTAAACTTTGGTAACTAATTTACTTTGTTTCATAGCCTAATCCTCCTTTAGTAATAAAACTGTAACACAAGTATATATCAAAAGTCAACTAGAAAATTGTGACAAAGAAAAAGGACCGAAGTCCTTTTTAGTTCTGGTTACGAGCTCCAGTGACACTCTATCTTTGTGTCCGGTTTAACATTACTTCTTGACGGTTGACCAAACTTGTGTTCTAATTCGATCTGTCAGGGCCTTTGGTAGCGGAACATAGTCAAGACTCTCTGCTGGCTTAGCACCATAGGTAAATGCGTAGTCAAAGAACTTTAGAACTTCTTGTGTGGCCGCTGGGTTTGCTGGATCCTTGTAGACCAAAACAAAACTAGCACCAGTGATGGGCCAAGCACTGGCGCCCTTTTGATTCACAAGACTAATACCCATACCAGGAACACTAAACCAATCAGCGCCTGCGGCAGCTGATGCAAAAGTGGTGTCATCAGGATCTACGAATTTGCCATCGCGATTTTGTAACTTGAGGTGTGCAATTTTGTTTTTCTTGGCATAGGCATATTCAACATAGCCAATTGCGCCCTTTACTCGAGTTACATTGGCCGCAACTCCTTCGTTACCTTTGCCTCCTACACTACTCTTGGCTGGCCATTTAACTGCAGCACCTTTGCCTACCTTGGCAGACCATTCTTTACTGACTTCATTCAAGTAGTCAGTAAAGATAAATGTTGTACCTGAACCGTCAGCACGATGTACAACTGTGATATCTGTGTCGGGTAACTTCTTACCTGGATTAAGTTTAGCAATCCGGACATCATTCCATTTAGTAATGTTGCCTAAATAAATGTCTGCTAATACATCACTAGTAACTTGTAGTTCGCCTGGTTTAACACCGTCCAAGTTTATTACAGGAACTACGCCACCCAGCACTGCTGGAAACTGTACCAAACCTGACTTAGCCAGGTCGTCACCTGACAACGGAGCATCTGTAGCACCAAAGTCTACAGTCTTGGCTTTGATTTGTTTAATGCCTCCTGAGCTACCAATGCTTTGATAGTTTAATCGGTTTCCTGATAGTTTGGCATAATCCTCGGCCCACTTGGCGTAAATTGGATATGGAAATGTAGCACCTGCGCCGGTAATATCTGCGGCTTCGGCTGTGAGTGTAAATGCGGCGATTACTGCTAGAAATAAGTGTTTCAAAGAAATCTCCCTTAAGGTTGAGTGTGCGATCGCACAGTTCTATTTAAGGGAGCAAATATTACAATTGTATTACAAGGTAGCTTTATGTGCTTCCAATGTTTTGGTGAACTTGTTAGCATGACTGCGTTCTGCCTTGGCCAGTGTTTCAAACCAATCAGCAACTTCGTCAAATCCTTCGTCACGTGCTATCTTGGCCATACCTGGGTACATGTCAGTGTACTCATGTGTTTCGCCTGAAATAGCAGCTTCTAAGGCTTCTGTTACTGTCTTGGCTGGCATACCTGTGCCTGGCTCGCCTGCACCACCTTCAATCAAGTACTCCATGTGACCGTGTGCGTGACCTGTTTCGCCTTCGGCTGTGGAACGGAATACTGCAGCCACATCACCTGCACCAGCAATATCGCACATGTTTGCAAAATACAAATAACGACGGTTGGCTTGGCTTTCACCAGCAAATGCTTCCTTCAAACTTTCTTCGGTACGTGTACCTTTGATACTTTTTGCCATTTAAATCTCCTTTATTAAAAAATTATTGTAACACATATTCATCTTTATAACAACCGCATTCAGGACAGATATGGTTGTCTGAAAGTTCTGCAAATACTCCTTCGGTTGCTTCATCATGAACATGACCACACACTTGACATACGTAATTCATAGTTTTTCCTTTTGATTAATTGTACTGCTGAATAATATTGTACTATTATTTACATTATTAATCTACAGTTTTTAATAGGAATTATCTATTAACTCGTGAATATTTTTTTATGAGGTTTTACGGAAAATATAGATACCTTCTGATTTGTAGGCTTTTTCTAACTTGTTATTGCCCACACCCGGGCGAACATTTAAAATCATGTCAACGGTTTCAACATATTCAAATCCTACCTTTTTACTGATTTCTTTCCACAGGTCTACGATGGCAAATTGTTCTTTACCGTTCTTGTAGTCAGCAATGTTTACAGCATAGATACCATCTCTAGCTAATGCACTGTGTACCATTTTTAATGTGGGCACAACATAGCCATCAAACCATGCAGATAATTCCCGGTATCGATTCATGCACTGTGTTGGTTCATCTGTATAGGTTTCAAGATTGAAATACGGAGGGCTACTAAATGCCGCATCATAAAATCCAGGCTCGGGATCAAATTCTTCACTAGGGGTACAATGTACAGCATACCCTGATCCTAAATTTTGTTCTGAGAGTAATTCTCCCAGTGCAGTTAATCCTTGGAAGGTTCTTGTGTTTGGATCCAATCCTGTATAATGATAGCGTAGGTTGCTGGTCATGGCACCAAACATGCGGCCACCGTAGCCCGAACTAAAATCCAAGACGTTGCCTCGGAATACCGGACAAATATGTTCCCATACCGCCCGAGCATTCATTGGTTTAAAGTTTTGTATTGTGCCGCCATTGACCAACTCCAAAGCCCTGCGAATGTTCTTAGGAATCGCAGTATCCTCTCCTTCGTCTCTATGAACATAGGCCAACTTGATAGCACGTTTAAGTTTATTATCATGATTGAATCTAGCACGAATACTAACAGTTGCATTGTCATTCCACTTGGCGTCTTGCATGTTGGGAAACCAAAAACGACCAAAGGCTAGCCCTTCGTTGTTGCCTACTCCAAGTTGATGATTTTTAACTGACTTGGTCTTGGTTGCTAAATCATTTACCTGTTGTCTACATCCATCTAAATTATAGTAGGTAATTGGAACAATACCCACGCTACGATAGATATCAAATACTTCTTGTTGAATTGATTCTTTACCGGTATCGTTGGCCTTTGTCCATGCATCTTTGCCTAGTTCATGTAACCTGGGCATAACAGATTCGTAACCTGTGCATACATCAGCAGTGGGTGTATAGCCCCACTCCTGGCATAGCTGTTGGTAATAGTGCTCAAGCGACATTAAAATATTCGTAATGTTTTTCTAAAGTCCAGGCGTCGGGATCTACGGCAGTACCGTCATGTGTTTTGTATTCTGCTTGTAATATATCATAGCGTTTGAAAAAATACCAATAGCTAGGACTAGATTTTACTCGGCCCGATTTTTGCAGTATCTGATCATTGGGTTTGCTGATCAAACAAGTAGGAACATTCATGGCCTGCTTGACTGTCATAATACCTTGCAACAACATGTCTAATGCATCTCGAGCCGGCACTATATGCTCAAAGATACAATCTTTAACATCCACTCCTACTTCAACATAATGACTGCCAATCCCGCCACCAATCACATACCCGTGATATCTGCGTAACCAATGATCAATAGCATCTCGTACCAGGCGCTTTTCTTGAAGTGTTTGTTGGTGCTGGTATAGACTTAACAGTCTGGAAATTTCTCTCTCAGTGAGTTGTGTACTTTCCGAGTGAGTTTGTTCGCTACGCTGTACACGTTTATAGACTGTAGGCTGATATGATTCAACCAGTAGTTTGAGTGCGTCGTCTTTTGTGGCCATCGTAATCACCATTTCGTTGTCCTTTGAGTCTATGACATATAGGACAAAGTTCTTCAACATTTTCTAATACATTATTATGGGGATCGCCATCTTTATGATCTATTTCGGTCATCCCTTTGGCCCAGGACGGAACCTCGGGCCATTTAATCAAACAGTCAAAGCCCAGATGCCCATCAGTGTTACTACATTTCCCTGTTTTGAAAGGAATAACTCCTGGTGCATGTAGATGCCCACCATAACTAGCTTTTTGACAATGTCCACAATGTACCCGATATCTAAGATCGCCGGTGGCTTTGGCATGGCTTACCATTGCAGGTTTACCACACCCTGGATTAATGCAGATTGGTCTCATTGTATTATTGTACAGTATCGCCTTCGATGCCGTCAAACACACTACACCCACGTTCTACTGCTTCTACTAGTAATGCTTCAGTGGCCGCATCACATACCATTTCAAAGACTACGTCAATTTCCTCTTGGGTTAAATGTTCTTCACCAATCTGTCCGTTGAACACTGCTTCCACTACCATCATGCGTTCTTCTGAGATCATTGTTCTAACTCCGTAAAGCGTTCGGCAAACGCATCGATTAAACAAGAATACTTTTCTTTGGTTGCTTCGTTGAGATAAAATACAGTTAATCCTACCGGTGTTTGTAGGACTTCTTCTACAACAAACACTTGACCGTCGGGTCCGGTAAACTTCTTTCTCATTGTAGTCTCCATATTAATGACACACCAAAATACTGTCAGTGCTACCGGTACCAATAAATTGACGCCAGCAGTTGCCTTCTCTCACTGGACGCTTGTATTCGTTGCTAGTTTTCTTGATCTCCGGAGTTGTCACTGAACTTTCGGGAGTAAGTGTATAGGTTGTAAATGCAACCGCAAAAACTAATACAAGTATAGCAATAATTGATAAAAAAAGTTTTTTAATATTCATAATGTTTCCTTATTGTGCGCGAGCCAAACGTGCGGCTCTGTGATTTTCCCAAGACCATGATAAATCTGGATCTTTACTGTAACTAAAATGATACAACGTGTCAAATACATCAAGCATCTTGCCGGTGGGCTCATCGCTTAACTCATAGTAGTTGTAGTTTACAGTCCATCTGGGCATCACTGACATTACCGCATCTGCATCGTGTAAAACCGGTAACCTACGCCATTGTGCCACCAACTGTTCTACTGTCTTAGTCCAATGATTCTGTGCCCAGGGCGTGGTACTTTCGGCCAGGCTCTTGCGAGCCGCATCAAGCCTTCTGCCT